CTTCTGGTACAGCAACACTTCTATATCTGTAAAAACCAGCATATGCATCAAAATTCCATTGGCTCCACACATTAGACTGGTAATTCCATACTATACATTTATCAGGTTGTTCATTACTTCCTGTAGGATAATGTATTATTACTTCTCTATTCTTAAAATCTGTCCAACAATATACATTGTCTTTGTATGTATAATTTAAGTTATTAAAGAAATCGCTAACAACTGTTTGGTCAGCAATTGGCTCTACCGCTCCCCCGTTAAAAATATAAATACCATCATTACCTACAAAAACATGTCCATTAGGTATATCTGTTACAGCTTTAGGTCCTATAATACCTATAGTTTGTCTAGCTTTAGGAACAAAAAATAATGGACTGCCTTGGTCTTGCAATGTTACAATAGAGTCTGATTTATATACTGCTATAAAATTTTGTCCTAATCGTTTTGCAGTTATAATTGGTGATGAAGAATAATCTAAGTCTAGAAAATTAGTATTTGATACACGGTCAAAATCTAGCACATCTGTAAATAACATTCTAAATGGTACTTCACCATCTGTGCCATCTGTTGTATTAAATAATAATAGTCTAGAATTAAATGCTAAGATTACATGAGCAGTTGTTACATTTCTACCAGAGCTACTTGTGTCCCAAGATATATTACTAAAGCCTGCTGTACTAGATTTAGCTATACTATTTTTACTGTCTGCTACATATATCTCATTGTTTATTTCTGTAAAAAATAATTTTTCTGTTGATAATCTGTTACTACCTGCAGACAATCTAGCTGTATAACTACTGCCATTCCACTCGTAAATATTATTTGTAGTAGCATGGAATCTTCTTACAGTGCCATCATTACGAACTTGGTCTGTTATTTCTAATACTTTTGCAGTATCTGTTGTTGCAGTTAAGTTTGCAAACCCATCACGTTTCTGCCATTTACCTGACCTATATACACAATCAGTTGCAACAGACAATTGGTTATCTTGTATTAAATGTGGTGGTCTAGATAAATTTAAGCCACCAGATAAATCTTTTATAAACCTTCTCATAAACTACCTTCGTTCTCCACTTGTGTAAAATCACTACTACTTGCTGCAGCTACGGCACTAAAGTCTGTGCTACTTGCAGCTGTTACTTCACTAAAGTCTGTACTGCTAGGTGCGGTCACTACTGACCAATCCTTAAATACTACTAACGCATTACCTACAGCGTTTGTTTCTGCAAAGCCAGTTACTGCTACATTAAATTTAGTGCCTAGTGTTCCAAATGCATTTGTTGTTGTAGCACTTGTAGCACTAGCTTCTAATTCAGGACTGCTTGTACCAAACGCTAGACCACTAGCTAATCCTGTTGCACTAACTTGTAATGTACTTGTCGGTGTACCAAATGCATCAGCATCAGATATACCTGTGTTACTAGCTTGTAGTTTAGCAACACTTGTACCAAAAGCATCTGCATCTGCAAAACCAGTAGCTGTTAATTCTAACTTAGCTACAGTTGTACCAAATGCTACTGCACTTGCTAATCCTGTACCATTTACTTGTAACTTAGCAACTGGTGTACCAAAAGCGTTAGTTGTTGTAACAGAATCAGGTTCAACTTCTATTGCAGGAACTGCTGCACTTATTGAAGTTTGATAAAGTCTAAATCCTGAAAAACTACCTAATGCCATCTACGCTGAAAACATCCTAAATTTATATGCTCTATTTGTTCCTGCTGTTTTTTGTATTGTTACTACAAAATTTTCTGTGCTTGGTAAAGGTGGAAAGTAATATAATGGTTCAGCTTGTGCACCAGTAAATGTATCTTGTATACATATAATATCACTACTATCTACCCTTACTTTTATTTTTATTACAACTGTATCTCCAGCTGCGTTGTTTGATAAATCTATGTAACCAGAGAAAAAGAAATCTCCTGTTTGTGCAGAACCTACGGTCTGCTCTGTGCCATCTGTTGTTACTGTTCCTGTGGCTATACTTGTTACTGGCATTATCCTGCAACCTCCTGTACTGTAATAACTGATGAAAATCTACCTGTTATAGCTGAATCTCCATCATTTTCTTTACCTCTATTTACATATGCTGTACCACTACTTTCTGAAGACATAGCAACTTTGTATGTAAGAGAACTGGTAGAACTTGGGCTATCCAAAAATTCTAATACGTAATCAAATGTTGGGTCATTTGCTGATGCTCCCCATTGTCCACCAGAATGTGCTCTTGTTCTATTACTAGCTGAATCATGTATACCTAAATTTGTAGAATCTCTATACAAAAATAGTGGGTATAAATATGGTGCTGTTCTATCTAATCCAATATTTACTCTAGCTATTACAAGAACTTTATTAGAAGTTGATGCTGGTGTAATTGATACACTCAAGCCTGTTATATCAGTTACTGAACCAGATGTTGTGCTAAAGGTATCAGTCTTAATAGTTGATTGAACTTGTAATATTTTACCTGCGTATGTTGCTAACTCTCTTGCTTTACTCATTATGTTGCTACCTCATAGATTACTAAATCACCTGCTGCATATTGGACAAAGAGATTATTACCATCATTAGATGCATGATTAACTCTTACAACACCTGTACCACCAGCTGTGTAAGGATTTGCACATCTTACTTGATAAGTTATTTCATCTGCACTTCCTGGTGTATCTGTTACCATTCTACTAAATAAATGTTTTCTATATTGCATTGAACTTAATGCTGTAAAATCACCACTCATTAAACAGTTTGCTTGATTTCCTGTAGCAATTGTTCCAGCTCCAATACCATCAGTGTTACTTCCACCTTGTGTTCTTCTTAAATCAAAATATGGGTAAGCATCATTTTCTCCACCAATAGATATTCCAATATAAATTATCATAGTTGAAGATGCTGATTTTGGCGTAAAAACTTTGTTAAAGTTACTTACATCAACTAATGATGAAGTTGAAGATGAAGCAAACTTTTGTGTATACTTCATGCTTTGTACTTGTAGTATTCTGCCTTCATATGTACCTAAATCTCTACGTCTACCCATATATTACCCCTTTGGATATTTGTCTTTTACTTTTTTAATTTCAGCTTTCCAATTATCTATATCATGGTATATCATATCTAACTGTTCTTCCCAACTACCTACATCTTTTAAGTAAGCTAGTTGCCTATCTCTTTGATATTTATTATTGTCATAAGCTGTTTTTAACTCTGCTTGTTTTGCAGTTATCTGGTCATTGGTAATGTTATTAGGATTACCGTCATGCCATATAATACCGTCTAAACTTTCGCCACTTACACTTACTTCTGCATTTGGGTCTAGAGCTAAAATTGCTGATATTATGTCCATTATCCTTGAACCTCCATTAATGTTATTGATGATGATGCTCTTCCATGGTCTACACTATCTGTATCATTTACACTTCTGTTAATGTAGTATGTGCCACCATTACTTCTTGCTTGAACTTTATAAGTTAATTCTGATGTGCTTGATGGTGAATCTAACAGTTGAAAACTATGTGTTTTCATAATATTAGAATCACCAAATGTATAAACATTTCCAAAGGTACATTGCAGTCTTGAACTACCTGCATCACCTAAACCTAAATCAGTTGAACCTCTTAAAACCTTAAACCATGTATTTGAACTGTTATGAGCTCCAGAGATATTTACGTTAACTACAATTTTGGATGATGTGCTTCTAGGTGTAATTGCTGCAGATACCCCAGTATCATTCCATGCTCCTGCACCTGCACTAGCTAATGTATCCGTCTTAATTGAATTTACAACTTGTAGTATAGTACCAGTAGGTAGTCTATCATTAGACAATGTGCCAGAACCTATAGAACTAGCAGGTAGATTAGCTATACTAAAATTTTGATGTGCTACAATATCTACTAAATCTCCTGCTACTAATGAACTAGCAAATACTACTTCAGTACCATTAGTTGCTGTAACATCAGTACCTACTTTCATACGTACTCCATTTAAGAATACATCTACTAATCCTGCTGTATAAGATAATGTGCTACCACCTGCATCAGCTCCACTTACTGTAGTAGGTGTACCACTTATTACATAATTAAATTCTGAACGTGTGCCAACTATAGCTGCAGTAGCAGAAGTAAACGTATCAAAAGTTACAGCTTCTACTATATCATTAGCTGCAAGTGCACTAGCAAATACAAGAGTACTACCTGATGTAGCTGTTACGTCTGTACCCACTACTTGTTTTACACCATTAAGATATACATCTACGAAACCTACATTGTAAGCTAAAGTTTTACTATTATCATCTGCACCACTAACAGTTGTAGGAGTACCACTAATAGTAAACACATATCTGAAATTTATAGCGTCTGTTAAACTTCCTGCTATACTCATTTTTTCCTCGCTGTTTGTTTAGCTCTAGCAAACTGCTTTGCTGTAGGTGCACCTTTTGCACCTTTCTTTCTCATCTTTTCACCACGTTTACGCTTGGCATGTATGTTTGCATATAATCCTTTTCTCATACTTTTTTCTTAGGAGCATTCTTGTGTGCTTGTGTAAAACTCATACCTCGCTCCATCTGTCTCCTCATCTTTGCTAGCACTGATTTTGTGTGATGCACACTATGCTTTTTTAGTGCTGCTTCTTGTCTTTTTGTTAGTTTTGGCAACTTTCTTTGTACCTCCTAACAAATCTTTATCTGCTTTTCTTGCACCACCTTTACCTGATACAAAACTTTTTACTCTACCCATAGCCCACGCATGAGCTGATACATTTCTAGAACCTGAACTGTAATAAGCACCCATTCCACGTTTATACACTTTGTCTAATGTACTTTTGGAAAATCTACTTGCTCCAGGCACTCCTTTATAACTAGGCACGTTTCTTCCTCCTGTCTTTTGCTCTTGCTTTACTTATCCTATCCATCTCAGCAACACTTAATTTTCCTGCTTTGTATTTAGCTCTTGTGTTTTTTATTTCACGTTCACGAGCTGATGGATTTTTAGTACCTGCAACATACTTCTTAGGTACTCCACCTTTTGTCTTTGGTACTTTCTTAAACTTTCTCATAATGCAAAAATTTTGTTTGAACCTGAATCAAAGACTATATCTACGTCTGCT